TTCTTCCTCTTCTGCTCGTTGGTTAAACTACCACGGGTAGTCGAGGATGACCTGTTCTTGGTCGGGCGTCCCCGTCGCCGAGGTTTATTCGCCGCCTTCTTCGCCTTCTTCTTTCCTCCAAGGTTACGGGTGTTCGTCTTGCTGACACTGCCCAAGGTCTTCGCCGACTGTATCCCATGTCTGGCATGGGCTATCGTCTTCTCAGGCAGCCTCGTCTGCTTGTTCGCTTTTACCGCAGCCTTGCGGGTTTTGCTATTCTTCCCATAAGGTTTCTTTGTGCGCGGGTTGATGGGTTCCTCAAAATCTGGGCTGGTCTTGGGGACTACCTTCCTCTTGGGTTTACCAGTTTCCCTGTCGACGTCTGGTTTGCTAGGGTCAAATGGTGATGCTCCGCCCTTGTCGCGCACAGACCCTTTGGTCCCGCCCTCTACCACCTTGGTGCCGGGAACATTCTCTGGGTCTTTGTTCATGTTCTCCGTCCTCTTCGCAAAGTCTACCGCCTGCTTGTGTTCCTTTGTTCCGGGCGTTCTCGTCCTCCCCTTCCCAGCTCTCTTCTGCCAAGACCGGCGTTCCTCGGCATCCATATCGTTCCAAGCTTTCTTGTTGGCTTCTTCGCCATCCGATTCCCGTGACTTCGCGAACATGCCGTAGGCGCCTTCAGCCCCTGACCGAACCGCCTTGCTCTTTTCCCTCTCCGCCTTCTTCTTCGCGGCTGCCGCCTTATTCTCCGCCTTCTTTTGGGCGGCGGTCAATGGCTTTTGGTCTGCTGGCTTTCTTAATGTGGTTTCTCGGCTAGTGGGTTTTTGCGGGTTCCTCTTAAGAAACCTCTGGGCGTTACGCTGCTTCCTCGGCTGGTCAGGATTGTTTGCCCGTGATTTTATTTCGGACATCGCCTCTGCATCTCCTCTTGCGAACAACGCATCGTTGGACATGCCCTCCACATCGCGAGTGACGGCAGTCTCAGTGCCTTTATTTGCGCTACCTGCGCCTACTGCGGCCAACGCTGCTGCTGCTGCTGTCTTTGGTCTGGTGATGCCCTTCCCCTTCTTCCCCTTGGCATTCTTGTAGAGGTCGTCATAGGGTCCGACGTTCTTCTTAAAATACTTCTGCCGTCGCTTCTGCCATTTCTTATAGGCTCGCTTTGGAGCCTTTGTTATATGCCTGCTCGCACGCTTGGCGACCTTCGCCAGCTTTTTCGCTACACCCGCCTTCAGTTCTATGAGCATACTAGGCGCAGGGGTGTCAACGCTACTGCTGTGGCATTTGTTGCTGCTGCATCATCTCCTGAGCCATCTGCTCAGCCTGCTGCTGGACTTGCTCCTGCTCGTCAGGGGTTGGCTCTCCAGCATCCTCCGCCTCTTTTGCCTGCTCATACTGGGCGACCATCTGCGTCATGCCCTGCATACCTCTATTGATAGCCTCTATCGGGATTTGGTATTTCTCCGACAGCTTGCTCAGGTGGGCAATCTCCTTGGCGAGCTGCTCGGATTCTTCCTCGAAGTCCATACCTAATTCCCCGTAGGCTGTCTGGTGGGTCTTCAACCCATTCCCCAGCATGGCGATAGCGGATTGTACCTCGTACCCTAAGTCCGCAGTTATGTGCGCGCCGAACTGCCAACGCCCCTTCCTGAACTTCGCGTGAGGCGGTATCGCCCCCGTCGCTATACCATGAGCCAAAATCTTATTCTTAATGGGACCGAGAACCTGCTCGCTCAGCAAGCCCTGAAACCTCTTGAACGTTCGTTGGGCTGCCTGTGTCTCCAGCCGAGCCGTAGCCCCGCCGAAGTCCTTCATGTCCCAGACGAATGCGTAGGGCAACCCAAGCCCATTCGCCATTTCCCTGACGAGCGTGGAGATGAAGCCATTGAAGGTGGGGGATGGTCTGCTGTTGTTGGGAAACACCGTGACCGAATCCCCTTGCTCAAGCCGAAGTATTTTACCGGGCTCCATCTTCTCAGGCTTAAGCCCGTTAGGGGACAGTGGGTCGATCTTCGTAGACGTCCACTTGTCTGGTCCGGGGTCGGACTTGGTGATGACTCCCGCGTGCGAAGCCCCCCATTTGACCGCCATCTTCTCCATTTTCAACAAGTCGTAGAGGTCGCGGGCATGTCCAACCGCAGTGTCGAACGCAGTCACTCCCCTGTACTGGTCGCAACGAAGCGGGTCGAAGTAATGGATGAAGCTTCCCGCCTTCACGTCTACGGGGTCTTTGTACTGACCATTGATGGTTCGCTTGTAAATCTTGTAGTTCGTGGGTTGCCCATACTCATTTATGGTAATCCCGCTGATATAGTTATCAGTGTTCTTAAACTGGTGGGGGTTGCCTATCCTGTCAGCCTCAACGCATTGAAGCTTTAGTGTGTCACCGTGGGTGACAAGGACGAACCCGAAGTCGCCGTCCCTACGCATGGACATGTGAGCCATGGACACTAGATGTCTGAAGTTGTGCCTGTTCGTGATGTCGCAGTTTTCCTGCCATTCCTTTAGATAGGTCTCGTAGGCTTCATCTATTTCTGGTTCACCCGTGTTGCTTTGGTATCGCAGGTCGCCAGTGACGTACATCGACTCCTTAATCAAAACGCTTTTAACAAATGAATAGTTCTGGGTAAGGCTTCGGGCTTCAGCCATGAGCCGCACCCTGTCCCTCTGGTTTGACATCGACTCCGACGGTCCGACCGACATGATGGACGGGGGTCCCCGCCGCTCCCTGATTGGGTTGGCTGCATCATACGCTAGTTCGATGCGGTCTTCAAAATACTTTCGCTTCAACGCCGTTTCTGGCGAGAAATACGCTATTGTCTTATTGAGCCATCCCTGTTTCGGGGAGGGGGTGTGTCCATTCGCTCCGTTGATTTCGCTCACGAGAATATACTTTCACTAAAATCCGCCAAGGTTGAGGGGAAGGGGTCGGTTACCCCTTTGGCTGTCAAGGCTGCCCTCAGCCTGTCTTGGATAGTTGTTACATTTCTTTGATAGTTTTTCCCACCTACGCCTTGACTCATGTAAAGATTCTTGCTCTCCTTCTTAAGGAAAGTAATCTCTTCGTCAAGCTCCTCCGTAGTGTAAGTTCTGTATATTATTGCCCAATCATTTGTCGCCATACATAATATCCTGATGTCAACGAGTTATAGAGAAGCTAGTGTGGATTTCGACTACGACGCCGTAGACCAACCAGACTTCTCAAAGTTGGACGACAAGGTATTTGATGAACTACCCGAAGTATTACAGGAGTATGTTCAACAGCGAATCCGAGCGGAAGTCAGGGATGCCATGACCCAGCTTCTCTCGATGATTTACGACAGCTCTAATTACCGACTCAGAATTGCAACCATCGTATGTTCATTCGGGCTACCCTTGTTCTTGGGCAAGTCTATGAAAGACATAGCGGGCTTACACGGAGTAACCAAGCAAGCCCTGTCCAAATCCGTAAAACTTTTTCAAAAACAGTTTGACCTTTCGCCGACGAGGGGGCAGAAGTCTTTGAAAGCCTGCGAGAAGTATAAACAAATCCAACTACAACGCCATGACAGACACCGACATCCAAGTAAAACCGATTAAAGCGAAAGTCACTTTTGCCGAATCGACTACCCCCGCCCCTCTCCCTGTTGCTAAAAACAACCTCGACCTCATCATCATCCATCACAACAACGCTGTTGGCATGGCCATCAATACGGTCAAGGAAGCGGCGAAGGCAGGCGACTTATTGGTTAAGGAAAGAGATAGCAGGGCGGGAAGTTTCAAGACTTGGGTTGAGGGAAATCTCCCCTTCGCTCGCAAGACCGCGTACCAGTATATCAGAATAGCCGAGAACGTTACGGCGGGCATACTCAACCTTGCCGACGTCAGTTCCATTAGGGGAGCCCTGAAACTTTGCAACACCTCTGACGGCACAGAACCCAAGAGGGCAAAGGATAAGCGGGTAGAAACAATCCCGTCGCTATGTGCTAGAATCAATGCTGCCTACACAGGCGCAAAGAGCGATAAACCTTTATCGGGATGGGACGAGGATGAGGTTGATGCGTTACGCACTTCACTTAAGGGCATTGTTGACATATATTTAGAGCTGGGCGATACTGCTGATGTAATGTAGTCTAGTTCTATTCCCGTGTATGGGGGCGTGGAGTCGTTTCTTATCCTTTCTGCTTCACGTCCCCTACTCCTTTACTCCCAGCATCCCCGTAACAAGCCCCGCTACAACAAGCATACATTCGCAGTCAAAGTAGTGATTGGGTCTGCGGGGTTTGTTTACCCAGCGGTATTTAATCTTGCCGTAAGAATCGACGGCTTCCTCTCTATGCTCTGCGTGCATTTGTGCAAGGTAGTCCCCCTGCACGTTCTCAGGCAGCTCCCAAGGCGGACCGATCCCGTGCATGTATTCATTGAGTAAATCCTTTATGCTGGGGTTGGAGAAGTGGAATAGCCTTATCGGTTTAACCCTGCCCTGCATGGCTGTCCCCAACGCTGGGTCGATGAGAGAGTCCTTCCAAATCTGCCTTACCTTGTCTACCATGAAGTTCTCAAGCTCATCCCCCTTCATGGGCTTCCATGCGTATCCAGACTTCGTTACTTCGTTGTAAACCTGTGTTGCCAAATAGCCTGAATCAATCGCGACGTCATCGTCGTCTACCCTTAAGTCTATGATCTTCTGGCGGAGATCATCGAACCATGAAATTCTCCCGCAGTCTATTAGCCGCGATGCTCCGTTTGGTCCGAACGCTCGACAGACGTAGAACATGTGGTCTTTCTGAATGTCCGCCGCAAGGAACCTTCTCGACTCATCTTCCCAGTGTTCAAGTAGCTTGTACTCCTGCCTGCGCGATTCCAAGTAACCCGCGTCCTTGCCATACTTCAGCCTGTCCTCCCAAGGCTGCCCCAATGTTTCCGTAATGAAAGTCTTCAAAGGCTGTGGGTCTCCCCATGACAATGCCTTCTTGGATGAAAGAAATTCCTCTACCAAATCCCTCCAGCGAACCCATGGGGGAAGCATGGCGTTCCAAGTGTAGCTCCGTCTATTGCTGGGGCATTTCAAGTTATGCGGCTTCCATACACCATCCGTAAGCTTTCTTCTTACCTGTGGTTCATCCTTGTGCGAGTGTCCGCACTCTGGACACTCGTACCTTACGGTCTTTGCAAGGACATCGAAATCATATCGCCCCTCTGGTTTCGTTTCCTCATCAACGTTCCATTTAAGGTTATCCCATTCCAAGAGCATGTCCGCCTTACAACCTTCGCACTTTGAGTAATAATGCCTCTGGTCTCCCATCAGGAACTCCTGATGAACCGCATCGTGCTGTTGGTCGGGTGTGGAAATTACCACTCGGCGGGCATTCCAAAAAGTTCTTGTCCGCTTCAACACCATGGGGAGCGCTCCCGGCGGCCAGTTTCTCACCTCGTCGAGCAAGAGCCAGCGCCGTGGCTTGCTCTGGAGTTTAGAGGGAGCGTTCGAGCCTACTACCTCAAGCGCCATGCCGGGAAAGTAAACCTCCCTGCTCTTGGTTAATCGCGGGCTGTCTGGCATCTTCGCCGCTACCGAGGGACACGCGCGAAGGCTGGGCATGAGTCGCTCGTTCGCAAACTTCAGGGCTTCCTCATCGCTGGAAGTAACCCACATACATGGTCCGGGGTCTTCCGAGATAAGCCAGCAGAGTAGGGCTATCATGGTTTCAGTCTTGGCTGATTGGGCGGAACACATGATGGATAGCGACTGAATGCGGTTATCCGCGAAGTCCTCCATAAACGATTTAACCCACGGGGAGTTGTCCGACCTCCATTTGCCGGGGAATGGGGACACCGCTACGGTGAAATTATCTTCTGCCCATTTCCATGGAGCCCGTCTGTCGGCTGGCTTCCATGCGAGGCGGGATGCCTCTTGGACGATGTTCACACTATGTATCGCCCGCGAGAATCTTGGGGAGTATTCTTGTGAAAGTCCTCAGCCGCCAAGGCATTGGACTCACCCATCTTAGCTCTAGCACCCTTGTGAAACTTTAGCTTCTTGCGAACGCTCTTCGCCTTCTCTTTGGAGCGCTCCTTCTCGAAGGTATCTATCGCATCATCTGCATCCAGCTCCATGAGCGAAAGAAAGATGTCACGCTCCGCTGAGCGGTTGAGCTCACACAGACCGTCTGAGCCTCGCGGGGTATCGTACACTACTCGTTCCGTCCGCGAACCCTGCCGACGCGATGGGCTACACCTAATGCAGCGCCTCCGCCGCTTCCGGCAGCATACTTCTTCCAATGCTTCTGCCCGTGCTCTTTGGTGGCTTTGCCAGCCCTGCGGTACCACGCCTTGGACTTGACGGCCTTCTTGGCTGCCTTAGCTACACCAGTTTGGATGCCAGCCATAAACTCGATGGTGTCATCGAGCTGGGCGTCCAGCTCTAAAATTCTGTCTACTTGGTACTCGGAATACATCAGACTACCTTCTTCGCAAACTTGCCCATGAGGGATTTCCATCCGCCCTTGGTTTTCTCTAGTCCCTTCTTCCCAAGACCCTTCATCTTGTCTACGCCCGCCTTTGCTCCTGATTTGGAATAGTCGCCAGCGATGGTTTTCTTCATTCCCTGTAAGGCTCCAATGCCCTTACCCGCTGCTTTCTTTCCGCCTCGGGGTCCAAGCTTGCCTGCGCCGATTCCGCGATGGGCAACCGTAGCGCCGTAACCTACGGCACCGAGCCCCGCCGCTCCTGCGGCCACGCCTCCTACGCCTTGGCGACGACCTTTTCTCAACTCGTCGTCCTCTTGTCCGAGCTCGAATCGACGAGCTCTCAGTTCGATAATATCGTCGAGGACGTCATCGAGGGCTATCAGTCTAGATGCAATATCTTCGTCATGTCTCATACCCGTGTCCTTTGTGTCAACTTAGAGAACCTTTCGAGCGACCTTCCCAGCCGCCTTCTTCATCGCCCTGTATTTCATAAGTCCAACTCCAGCAGCTCCAGCGCCTCCGCCAACAGCCGCGCCTGCCAGCGCTAACTTAGCTTGAGATCGGCGTCGCGCCTTCTTCTTGCTAAACGCGCGCACAAAGGTCTCGCAGTTCTTATCGTAGTTCTTGTAGGTGCCAGCCGTGCCGATTTTGCTGCGGGCTACCTTTTCCAGCTTCTTGCCCTTCAAGGTGGTTTCGGAATCCACGTAGACCTGCCTGTTTTTCTTTCCCTTCTTGTCGCGCCTGAACGTCGACGTGTCGTTCACCGCTCCTTGGTGCTTGTACCCTCGCTTCTTCCCGTCCTTCCTAGAACGAAGCTTCCTCTCCTTGATGGCGGTGTTGGTGCGGTGCAGAACCTTGCCGTCAGGCAAGCCAACCCCGTAGTGCTTGACTATCCTCATACCGCGAGGGCGCACGTAGACTACCTTCCCTTCAAGGTTCTCTCCCTTGCGAGCCTTGCGGCCGGGGTTTTGCCCCAGCCCAATGCCAGCGCCAATGCCAGCCCCAGTAGCAACGACTGCCGCAGCTTTTGCTACTTTCTTGACCCTGCTCGTGCCAGACCTGCCTGCCATCTTGTCGCCCGTAGCTCTCGCTACCGTTTTCACCGCCTTGACAAACTTGCCCGCTCTCGCCAATTCAAAAAATTCGTCCCTCATCGTGCCTTCCTTATTGTGTTTGCTAGGATGCGGGCAGCCTTCTTTAGCCCGCCCTTGCTCCTCGCTATTTTTTCTATCTTCGCGCTTTTCATCCCCCCGTGCTTCTTTAGCACCGACAGAGGGGTTGACTTATCCTTACCTAAAAGAGATGGGTTCACTCCGCGTCCGCCTCCGCGCACACCTTTTTGCGGACCCTTCGTCCTCTTTACTTTCTTTGCCTTCTTTGGTTTTGGTTTCCCCTTCTCGATTCGATCCAAGTCATCCAAGTTGCCGGGAATGTCTACCTTAACCAAGACATCTTTCCCACGCGCGGGTTGTAACTGTCTGCCCGCTCGAAGGTTTTCCTTCCCCGTGACTTCGGGTCTACGCGGGTTTCTCTTGGGTTTCTTCCGTGGACGCCCGACCCTCGCTTGGGCGGCCTCGTGTCCCGTCAGCTTCATGTTCGCTGGCTTTTTTATTTGCCGAGAGTCCAAGGGTCCTGCGGGCTTAGGTGTAATGAGATCAACCTTCGGCGTCGTCTTCTTGTGGGCTTTCGACTGAACCCCCTTCTTGATTTTACCCGACCATTTCCTCGTAATCTTCTTGACCTTGATGTCCTTGGCATCCTGAGTCCAAGTGCCGTCTGGAAGCTGTCGCCATTGGACGTTCCTTTTGGTGGCGAGGACATCGCCTTCCTTCATAGCGAGCATCGTCAGCGCATCGAAGATGCGTCCAAGGGTCTTCGTCCTCTTTTTTAACCCGCGAGCCGACTTCAGTAAGCAGGCATTCTTCTGCGAGCACATCTCCGACTTGCAGTTCTCACACGGAGAGAATGTCGGGTTATTGTGGAACGGCTCCATACATCGGAGCTTGATGTCAACCGCTTGTGTGTAAGTGGGACAGCGCGTCGTCAATCGCATCGCGTAGCCGAATCTCGGCATCGGCGGGCTCAAGTCCCACGACTTGTGGCGCCAACTTAGATGGAATAGCAAGAAGCGTCGTCTTGGCGTTCATCACCATATCCCCTACCCATCGGGTCACCTCCGAGTTCAATGTGTACTCGTCCTTCTTGACGAACAACTCGAACTCCAATCGCTCGCAAATCAACTGGAGTTGCTTTATCTTGAGCGCGTGCAAGTCGGGCAGCGAGTCCCCTACGCTGGCGGACTTGCCTGTGGTCTTGACCCAAGCCAGTGTAGCATGAACATCCCATTTGCCATTTGACAGCGGTGGGGGGAACGCCGCCTCCTTCCTCCATCGTTGTATTGTTTTTCTGTCTACCTTGAATATCTTGGCAAGCTCCGTCTGGTTTTTGGCGAAGCGAGGATACACCTCATTCTCCTCTTCGATGACCTCCCTCGAAATTATTTCATTGGACTTCTCAAGCTGGCTATAACTAACCTTCTCCCCTTTGTTTACGCGGTCTAGGATGTCAGTCGCCCAACGCATTTGGGACGTGCGACTTAGCTTCTCAACGCTTTTCTTTCTTGACTCGGACATTTGTTCAGTGGATACGCAGTGTATGAAATGTTTGTCGATTAGGCAACCTTGGGCGACCCTGCTGGTCAAGGGAATAAAGGACGTGGAGAACAGGGAATGGGACACTCACTACCGAGGTCCAGTGCTAATCCATGCGGCAAAGAAGCACGACAAGGAGGAGATTGCAAAGGCGGTTGCGACCTACCGCCTCAATTCAGACGACTTCATTTTTGGGGCGATTGTGGGAAGAGCCGACCTGAAGGATATAGTCGTGAGCCATGCCTCGCCTTGGTTTGAAGGACCCTATGGGTGGATGTTCCAGAACGCGGAAGAAATCACACCCGTGACAATGCTTGGAAAGCCCAGCCTATTTGATGTCGATTCCAGCATTGTTGGCGAGGCGTAGCCCGTCAACATACCTCATGTCAGGCTCAAGGTCGAAAGCCTTGATGAACTTGTCAGTGGTATCCCTGTCCGTGAATACTACGACTAGATAGTGCTCGTTATCCATTAAGTCGGCAGCTACCGTATCAATCCGTTCCCTGTCGCGGATTTCCTTAAGCTTGTCTATCTCCTCGGTAAATGGCTCTTTGGAGCTGTCGAACATCCCGCTTATCTCTGGACTATCTATAAGAATTTGAAGGTCAGCCTTGTCGAAGCCCATGCCGTCGAACTGCATCTCACAATCCCTTATCAGCTCCTCCAGCTTGTCCGAGTCCCAATATCCTTGCACTGACTCATTGTTGAGGAAGACGTTAAGCTCCTTCTCTATTCGGGGCTCTACGTTCACTACGGCTACCTCTAGCTCATAGTCCTCACCCTTCTCCAGTTCATCCAGCAGTGACAGCCTCTGGTGTCCTGAAACGACATGCCCCGTCTTGCTGTTCCATACCAAGGTCTCGACCAGCCCGACTTCCTGAAGCTTCTTCTTTAGCTTCTTACGCGCGTGGGGTTCTATATTACGCGGGTTGTAGGGCGCGTTCTTTAGCTTCGACCTGTGGATTTGTTGAACTTTGAACTTCTGGTATTTGCTTATCTTTGACATAACGGCGTACTAATTCATCTCGCATGACATCTGCTTCTATGAATGGGAAGTAGTATTTGATGCGAGCATAATCGTCTGGGAACCTTTCCTTGATTGCCACGAGATGCTCCGTCACCATCGTCCCGAACGACTGCCCCGTGCCTGACGTGTTATTGGACGTTATCCTGTAATCAGTGGGAAGGTAAAGCCTGTTCATCCTCATGTAGGCGAAGACCTGCTTTGTCGTCCATGCCCCAATTGGGTAGAACGACCTTTGCTTCAATTCGACGCACCTCCTGTTTCGTCCATAGATGTATCCCCTCCTGACGAATGAATCCAGAGCCCGCGACCCGTAAGCAGTCCAGCCGTCGCACTTCCGTACGTAGCTTTCGCAATCTTTGCGTTGTGGCTCAGGGCATTCCGCACTCAGGTCTGTCTTGGGTCTGCACCAGCCCTCCCGTAATAGCCGTGGAAGAGTCCATGGGTCGGGCAGCCTGAAGAACTCCGTGTCCCAGCGAGCCTCGTACCCCCGTAGGGTCTTCTCCTGATATTCTAGGTTGGGGACGGTGTAGTAGAACAACCCCCTGACTTCCTTGAAGTGCTTTCGGCAGAGGTCAAAGGCTGCAATCGAATCCTTGCCTCCTGAAAAAGACACGAGGCAGGTGTCGAACATCTGGGCCGCCCCCTTGATTGCCTCAAGGGGTGGTAGTTGCATTTAGCCCTTCGCAGGTCGAGCGCGCTTGGAACGCTTTCCGCGTGAGCCAGCCGCTCCTCCGCCCTTGCCACCCGGCTTTTGTAATTTTGTTGGTCGTTTCGCCATACCCACCGCCATCTTGTCAACCTGTTACCCACGGGTTACTCAAGTTATGTATAAGTTATATATGCGCGAAATTAGCAAAAAAAAAGGATGTTTTTTTTTATGTATATTATGCATATTATGCTTGCGCGAACCTAAGAAAGCCAATCGGCTGGGACCCGCTTAGACACTGGGCTAGAGACGAATTGTGTTGACACATCGTGGCAATCTGTCATACTGGTTTTATTCCTTTTAAGGAGGAATCCGCCGAACGCGGCAGGCGTTCATGCGATGTGGCGGCGCACCAAGGGCAAGCGAGGGAGACCTACCCTCCACTCTCTAGAGAGTGTGAGGTCAGCAGAGACCCCTCCCCCACTCTCTTGAGAGTGGTACTCGACCTTCGGTCGGTATTGCCCCGATAACCCTCCCATCAGCTTTAGCTGATGCCAGTTGGCAGGCTCTCCACCAGAGGTGGAGCGTGCTAGTTCTTGGAAGACTTCGTCTTCCTCTAGCGCGGGATAAAAGGCGACCATCGAACAACCACCAGAGGTGACGTGGAATCCATAAAGCGTCATCACAAAGTGATGTCAAACGTAATAAACTACAGCTACAAAGCCGCCACAAAGCCTTCCAAGAAGGCTACCAAAAAGCCTTCTATGAAGGCTTCCACACGCAGGACCCGCAAGGGAAAGAACGTCGATTGGAAGGCGAAGCCTTCCAGTGATCGTCAGCATGACGCCCTCCTTCAACGCTTCGGCTTGCCGAAGTCGTTCACGAAGGGTCTGACCGCAGGTCAGTCTGCCGAGCTTCGACTCCTTGGAGTCGATGTCCGCAAGGGACGAAGGGTCAGCGACGTGACCATCGGCTTTGCCGATGCACCCGCGTCCCGCATCAAATCCCTTACAGGGATTACGAAGGCAACGTTCCTCGTTAAGTGCAAAGCACTTGACAGCAAGGGTAACCCGAAGGGTGACCCTCGGACATCGAAGAACCAATCTTCGATTGCTCGGAAGGCGAAGCCTTCCCCCGCTAAGGCTAAGTCCTACGGACTTACCGCCAAGGGCAAGACCGAGGTCATAGACCTCATCGACACGGCTTGCCGTGACGGCAGGTTGAAAACCTGCATCGACGACGAGACCATCCTTGATTCCATCAAGGACAACAGCGAAGCTGTCGCCAAGCTGTTGGCAGAGCCAATCATCGCCCTTCTCGAAGAGAAGGTAGGGCAAGTGCAGCACAACCTCGAAGAGGTCGTGAAATTCCTCAACGACAAAGTCGTTCCTCTTGTAGAGAGCGTCGAAGACGCTGACGGAACAATCGTCGCCAAGGTTGCTCGCAAGCGCAAGGCACGCAAGTAGGCTTCGCCTACCCCAACCCCATAATGCTCTCCCTTCGGGGAGAGCATCCCTTTCTCACTCTCCCAGCCTATGGCTGGACAACTGCCCGTAAGGGCAAACCTAACTAGCGACGTGGAATCCATAAAGCGTCGCTTTATTCAGCATGAATAAAACCATAATCACATCCACAGACCAAGCAATCCGCATCCTCGCCCAAGCTATAACGGGTAACACCTTTGGTGTTCCCAAGCCTAAAGTCCCCACGCCGACTACCCGAAGGGTGGCTCACATCGGAGTTGACGGCGAAGCCGTCGTAGCCATCGACGTTCAACGTCGTATAGCCAATGCCTTGGCTGGCTTCGATCGGAAGATCGAGGCGGCGAAGAGGGCTCTTCAAGCCCTCTGCCAGAAACGGATTGACCGCGAAGCGGAGCTTGCTGGCATCAAACTGCCCAAGGGGCAGAAGGCGTTCGTCGAGCACGACCTTCCCTACTCCGTAGGGACGAGGATCGAAGCCGCCAATCGTAAAGATTGGCAGCAGTTCGCCGTCCGTAAGGACGCAATGGCTCGCACCGCATTGGGGAACGCATAATGGCGAAGCTCAACATAGTTGAGGTCGGAAACGACCCCAAGGGCGTTCTCAGCCGCAAGGCTGTGAACGTCGCAGAGTCTGCCGTCTTCGACGGACATCAGCCCTGCATCCGCCATGAGCTGGTTGCCAACATGGTGGAAACCATGGGGGACAACTGGGGCTTAGCAGCCCCACAAGTCGGCGTCAGCCTTCGGCTGTTCGTCGTCAACGGGTCGCTCGCACGGAAGGGAAGACCTTTGGTCTTCATCAACCCAGAGCTGACCCAAGGGTCAGCGACGTTCAAGTCGGACGAAGGATGCCTCAGCATCCTCGACGAGGATGGCAACCCCAAGTCGTTCCAAGTGGAACGACCTCGCGAAATCCGCATAACGTTCACCGACGCCAATGGGGCGCGGAGAACGCTTGGAATGCGAGACCTCCGCCTTCTTGCCCGTAAGGGCAAGGAAGGTCTCCGTAACCTCATCCGCACCATCTGCCATGAGTACGACCATCTCGATGGCGTACTGGCAGGCGGGCTTCGCCGCTCCAGCGGCGAAAACCTGTGGGAGGAATGCGAATAGTGAGCGTCCTAGACGCTCAGTTCATCATCGTCGGAATGTCGCTACTGGTAGCGACGCTCTGGCACATCTACAACATCAACAAGGAAGGATAAAATGCAACTGCAACCATCACTCCGACCCTTTGGGTCGAAACAACCGCACTACCGACTAGGGTCGGTGGAGCGTCCGTTCAAACGCAACCATAGGTTGATTGAGTTCTGGCTCATCGACAGAGGACACCATGTGTCCTATGACGCAGACCATTGGACTTGGTTTGCCCTAATAGGCTGGGCAGGAAACCTGCCCCTTGTCGAGGGGGAGCAAGAACGCACGCAGTGCGGAATCCATACGGGTCCGCGAACAACGCCAATGCACAAACAGCTTCGCTGTTTCGACGAAGACCTCATCATCGGCGACCTTTGCAAGGAAGGATGGCTTACCATCCAGAGCTGTGGAAGCGGAGCTTGCGGAACGCGATTCGCCATGCCGCCAATCATCGAGGTCTTTGCGGAGCATAAGCCCATGTCCAAGGATGGAGGCGATGTCCGTGAGGCTGGTCGGGACGACCATGAGGAGTACGAGGGCAAAATGCTCATCCGCCAAACTGGAGGTTTGGATATATGAGCCTTGTACCGCTAGAGCCGGGGGCAAAGCCCCCGACGACCTGTGACAATCGTGCGAAGGGCTGTCCATGCCCAGAGGGCGAATGCGAAGGATGGCGAGGCTCTGTCGCCCTGCAACCACAAGATGACCGAGACCCCAAGGTCTGCACGAAGTGCGGAGGCTACGGCGGCGGTCCATGGAATGGAAGTAACTCACCAACCGAGGGCTATCTGCCCTGTTATGCCTGCGGGCAATAATGCGTAAGGAGGCGCACAATATGCAAAGATTCGGAACAACAAAATCCATAGGTGAAATCATAGATTTCATCGCAACAACCAACTCCCCTTTAGGGGAAATACTATCGGGAGGGCTTCGCCACAATGGCGACGGCACTCTCGCAACCAGCGAACACGGGAAACCCATGCAAAAAGCACAAAAACAAATCGAAGAACTACCACCGCTTACAGCGGAAGAACAAGACCAACTCCGTCAGGAGTTGGCTGACGACCTAGCGCTCTCCCATGCCTTATGGGACGACGCACCAACAGGAACGGAGTCAAATGTGTTTGACTCTTCTCATTGCAATGGTACTAAGTACCAAAGCTAAACGCCAAACGAAAGGATAATAACATGCCAGATATGACCGAAAAAAGCATCAGGGAACTAATCCGCAACACCGTTGCGGAGGAGTTTGAAACCGAGGCAGCCGAAGTCACCTTTGAGGTGAACGACGTCATGCCCTTAGTCCAAAGGGCGTCGAAGACGCACTTGGATCGAGTGGAGAAGGAGGTGCAAAGCACCATGGAGCAAGCGCTCAAGGACACGGCTGACCGCGTGCAGTGCGACCTGCTCGCTAGGGTTGCCGCCAACCAAAAGACCAACAAAGCCGACTTGGCAACCGACCTTGCTAAAGCAATGAGCGATGCCGTAGAGGTGGTGACCGAAGCGGTCAAGGTCATGGTTGACGAGGAGCTTCGCTCTACGCCGAAGGCGGCTCGCCCAGCGAGGAAACGCAGAGTCCTCAAGAAGCTCTCCTCTGGAGGAGCGAAAACGCAAATCGAGGAGATCCTCGAAGAGCGTGCCTATCAGGGAATGACGTACGAGGATGGAGCTAATCCATTAGCTCTGATCTCCGAACATGGTCTTGGAAAGACCTTCGCCGTCAGACAGCACGCTGGGGAACGATTGGACGAAGTCCAATGCCATGCTGGCATGGATGCCATCGACCTCCTTGGAGGTGTCTGTCCCGACAAGAAGGGTAACTTCCGTCCTGTGGACGGAGATGTTACGGCATCCTTCCGCAAGGCGCAGGGTGGCGAATGGAGGCTGTTGGCACTGGACGAGCTGTTCAGAATGCCGACCAAGGTCGTCAACGTCATCCTGTCGGCTCTATCGGCTACGCCGATCCCAGAGCACGCTAGGGAGACCATCAACGAGGAAAACGCGGAGCGAGGCATTGAACCCTTCCCAGAGGGAACGATGTGCTATCCGCTCAAAGTGCCTCTCCTCAAGGAGGAGCGAGGTGAGACCGTCAAGGAGAGCATTTATGCTCCTGTCGAGTTCCTCGCCATCGTCATGTCCTCGAACGAAGGGGGAGACTACGAAGTCTCCCAACTCGACCCTGCGATGGCTTCGCGGATTCGCCGATTCACCATCAGCGTCTGCGAAAGGCAAGTGGAGCTGGTCGTCGGAATCTTCGTAGAAGATAAGGTCGAAACCAGTGACCCAACCCTCAGCAAGGAGTGGGCGGACAAGAAGGAAGAAATCGTCGAAATCTTCAAATCCTTCTGGATGAAGATGAGGGACGCCAAGGCGAAGCAGAGTGCTTCGATGTTCTACGCTCCATCTCCTAGGGAGATGAGCGCGGTCATCCGCTCCTGTCCTCGTCCAGCGAAGCTCAAGGATGAAGTCCTTGCCTCCAAGGAATACTGGTGCGGCAGGGATGAGATAAAGGGCGGTCCCTTGGACATACACGTTCGTGTGGTCGAAGAATGCGCCTCCGTGTTCAACGCCTTGCGATAGCAAAACAACAGAAAGGATAATATGACAGCAGTAATACCAAAGGTATCATACCCACCAACAACGAAGTCAGGGAAACGCCAGCCTAATGGCTTCCTCGACTTGGACAACCAAGTTGTCCATAAATGGTACGGCGCTCAACGCCGTCACAAACGCCGTGTCGATGAGGAAATCTTCAAGGCTTGGATGCACGAGCTGGACTACGAATCGACAGTTCATTGGGTCACAGACCCAACCGACGCTCCGACAACTGCGTGCTGGTCGATTGGCGCGGATGGAAAGATTCATCGCATTAAGATGAATCCGTACCTCACCCGCTACATCGACAACGAATCCAAGCTCTACGCCAAAAGGGCGTGGAGTCGCCGAGAATGGCAATACCTACTTCGTGTCCTATGGCACGAAATCGGTCATGGAAGGTACACGGAAAGGGATATGGCGAAGACCAACGCCATGATTAAACGATGGGAGATCAACTTCCCCACAGTCAACCTCTTCGAGGATGGCTCGATGGAGAACAAGTGCAGGCTCGAACGCCCGTCGAACTTCCCTTCATCCTTCGGATGGGTTGAGTGGCATGATCCTTTCCGATGGATAGGGGAAGGCTTCGATGCCCGCAACGTGTTCCTCGCGCTGATTAAGGCTGAGAAGAAACGGAAGATCGAACCTCTGGTTGTGGCTAAAGCCAACAAGGAAATGGAGCATCCAATGCCCCGCTATGCGGGAAAGATGGGTGAGCGTGTCCTGTGGTACTTCCGCCAAGTGGCGGGCAAGGGAGCAACCAAGCGTTACCCGAACACCATGGATATGTTTCCGCTTATCAAGCGGTTCATGGAAGAGTTCGACATCCAAAAGGATGACGGCGGAGGTGACGGAGAGGGCGAAGGCGAAGGCGAAGGCGAAGGCGAAGGCAAGGGCAAGCCTCCTCCTCCCGTGTCGGGTCCGCATGGCAATGACTTCTCCGAAGCCATTGACGAAAACGACTCAGCGAACGGAGGCGCTGGCTACGGCGAAGGAAAGGGCGATGGCGATGGAGCAAGCCCAGACGAAGACTTCGACAAAGGTCCTGACCTTAGTGGTCAGGAAATTGAGAAGAAGGACTTCCTCAACAAGTACGATCCTCCTTCGGACTTCTTCGGCTCGGGTTGGAGGGACGACAAGTGACTTGGGACGGACTAGAACCCAAGGGAACGGACGAGGAACAACGCATCATAAAACAAGCAACCGACATCGTTGGACGCGGAGCAGTCGTAGTCCAGCTAGGACGCCCCGCGAGATGGGAATGCTGGGTAGGCGAAGGCAAGGGCAAAGCCCTCCTAAAGGGCAATAGCCCTCACGCCTTAGCCTTGCAGGTTGTTGAACTACTAAAGAAAGGAGGCATATAATGCCTGTCCCACCAATAGACAAAAACTACTGCAACCAAGTCCTGCCCGCTTTTAAGCGGGCGCTACAACACGACGAAGCACTAACTCCTACGGACTCAATGTCCATGAGGATTGACGTTAAGCGGTTTATAAACCGCAAGATGGATTTCTTCCTCCGCAAGGAACGCGGAGCAGGAGCTGGGGCTGTCATCTATCTGATGATAGATTGTTCGGGAAGTATGCGGGGACCGCCGTTGTTATATGCGAAGCAGTTCCTCTATGTTCTGAATGCCCTGCATAGGCAGGGATTCATCGACTTGAGGGTTGTGCTAACGCATGAATGCTACACCATCGTTCCTACCCCGATTCCCGACGACATCATTGAATGCCTCGAAGCCAATGGTGGACACGAAGGAATAGCGCGAAGCCTCAAGAAGACCCAGCGTTTGCTGGAGGATGCCGACCTATGCTTCATCTTCACAGATGCACAGATAACGGACGGCTCTGCCGATCCAAGTGTGTGGCACAGGTTCGGGCTGAAAGCCATTGGGGTCTACGCAGGAACGAAGAGAGCAGTCGCGGAAACACTCCTTAAGGAGTTCGACTACGCAATGTACGCGGATACCTTCGAGCAACTCTGCCCGATACTTCTCCGCTTAATCAAAAAATACAAAAAAGGATAACATCATGGCTAAAGCCAAAACAACATATCAGTACGAAATCAACGTAATGCTCAGCGACGGAGGATGTCCTACGGACGGACTCAAGATCGACATGGAGTCATATCATCCGATTACCTTAACGGTAACAGCCGAGAATCACCATGACGCCGAGCACGCAGCCTATGAGGCTGTGGCTCAGTCCTGTAAGGACGTCGAGTTCACCAAGGTCTCCGACTCAATGGGAGGCGAACTGGAACACGATCACTCCGAAGTGGAGAAGCTCGAAGAGGAGGGGTTGCTATAATGAGCCTAGGAGAAAGCATAGACGAAATCGCGAAGCGATACGGAAACCCGAAGGAAGCGCAAGCGTTCAGGAACACAATGAACCTGCTCGCCGCCGCCGAATCGGAGCGAACGTTCACCGCACTCTTCGAGTGTGAACCACCCGATGGCAATGGTCCGTGGTTTCACGTCGAGGAAAACAAGCTGTGGAAGACGGAGAACAAGCGGTACACAGTCTACGAGAAACGAGGCTTTAGAACACCGAAGGCAGTCCTCTCGTTTGATACCCTCGAAGAGGCTATCGAGTGGACGGAAAGGAAGGTGGACAACCTATGATTAGGTCGATTGCCGCCAATCAGACCGAGGTCACCCTAGGTGGTCGTCGGTTCTTCGTTTCTTACGAAACGCCTGTCGCCGCGTATATGGATGGCACGTACTACGTTGAGGACTCGTCCTCTTCGAGGACTACCGCTCGCCATATCAACAAATGGCTCGCTGGAACGCTCCAAGACCCAGTGCCAGTTCCAAGGGAACTCATCGCCGAATGGATGGAAACCCCGCTGGTTGAGGACGAAGAGTTACCACAAACCATCACAGCAAAATGCAAATTAGCAAAAAAGTAACGAAACGACGAGTCCCCGTCGAGGCTTGGCCT